ATCTAGTCTTAGGATATTGAAGGCACATAGTAATTAAGTAACTACAACCTACCCAAGACTTTCCACCACCTGCTGCTCCTCCAAATAAAACCTCTTTAGTCTTATTGTCAAATAGATACTTTAAGCACTCCTTTTGTTTAGGCGTAAATTGTGGATTGATTTCTAATAGGTCAGGTTTAATCACCAAGATTAATATTTATTTTAATTCTTTCATCTCCTGAAGTTAAGTCTATTTCTTGCTTCTCATTATATCCACGCTTACGTCCTCTTGTTCTTAAAAAGAAAGTAGTAGCTGTTGTGTTCCCTTCCTTAATTTGTTTCTTTAGACTTGTTTCAGCAAAGTCAATAAACTTACTATCAATATCATCTACAGCTTTCTTATATTCTTCATCACTCTGCATCCAAGCATAGTGTCGGCTTCTTGTAATATCTGCTTTCTCACAAGCTTCTGTTACAATACCCAATGACATCTCTAGTGCTGCTAATAGCTTCTTTTTGCCTTCCTGTGTCCTCTTTTGTTCTGTTTCCATATTATATAATAGAAATTATTCGTATTCATTTGGAAGCATTAGTCTGATACCTAAGTCAGTCATTGCCCACATTCTTATTTGGTCTGCATATATCTCAAAGGCTTTGCTATCCATTCTAGCTGTAGACTTAACTGTTTGTATTGCTACTGTTCTATCGTTTAGTTCTATACTATTCCATTCACTTGAGAACTTTAATTTTAAGAGGTCGTGAATTTCGTCTGGGTAGTAGCCTAGTTCATTAGATAGTGTTTGAACGATACAACTCCAATAATAGTTATTCTGCATATTGCTCCTTGTGTTTCTTTGTTTCTTTACATCTACTAAATAGTCATTGCCTAATTCCTTTAAATAGTTTATCAGAGTTTGCTTATCTTTATCACACTTTATCACGAACTTCATTAATCAAAGGATTCATTGATTCCTCTTTCGCCTATTAGCTTTTCTTTTGCTCCTGCCCATAAGTTATCTCTATTCTTACTAAGGCTAGGTTCTGTTCTTTGTAGTGTTGGTATTCCTTCTGTTGGTATGCTATCCATATAAAGACCACATTCGCACTCAGCTTCCTTTGCTTCCCAGTTACCATTTCTATGAACTATTGTAACCTTAGATAGTTCTTTAGTCTTTCCACATTCACAAGTGTATAATGTCATCTCTTTAATTTATCAAGTTCAAACTCTAAATGATTTATAGCTTTCTGTATGCACTCAATAGGACTATCGTGTTTCCTATCTGCTCTTAGTAGATAAGTTACTGCCGTTCCCACATTGTAAGACAGTTCAAAGTCCTCTATAACTTTACGAGCTTCAATCTTGTATCGTCTTCCTATATAGTAAACTGGTATTCTATTGCCTTTCATTTATCCTATCATTTTCTAGTCCTCCTGTTCGTGTAACTACTTTATCCATTTTCCAAAGTAACTTTTCTTTAGTCCTTCTTTTTATTCTGCCTTCTATTATAGTCATAAGAATAACTATGAAAAAGAAAATTGAAGTTAAGATTCCAAGTATTGTAAATATTATCATTTTGTTAAAAGTTTTAAAAGTTGGCTGCTAGTATAAATTCTATCTTCACCATCATAGTTTTCATAAATGCAGGTAAAGTTGTCGTCCTTCCAAGTCCACAAAGCTCTGACATTCTTTTTGATATTGTCTTTCAATATCCACTTAATTGTTTTGTATGTTCTTTCTACGGCCATATTACTATTATGTTTTTGTTCATATTTATTGTTTTATATTTTTTAATATATGTGATATTACATCTACTGTCCAACCATTACCTATCATCTTAAACCTTTGAGTATCACTTACCCCACTTGTGTAATTATCGGGGACTGTCTGCAACCTTTCACATTCAATAGGTGTTAATTTTCTGAAACCATCTACTTCTTTTATTACAGGATAATGCTGACTTTGCATTCCTTTATAATGCCTTGCAACTATGGGAGCACATTTTTCAACCTCAACACCCTTACATTTATATCCTGCTTTACCTGCTCTTTTTAAATTTTCAAGGTTTAATCTATTTAATACTGTTTCAGAATAATAGTATTTTTTATCAACACCTTCTTCAAGTATATCAGCAAATTTTACATCATTTCCAATAATTTCAGTCTGTGAAATGTTTGTCCAATAATATCTGTTTCTATGCTGTGCCGATAATAATTTAGAATTTATATGCAATGGCTCAACACCTAATAATTCGCTTATGCTATTCCTAACATCATTACTCATACTGCCAACATTTTCAAGCATAAAGTATTTAGGTTTGGTTTCTTTAAGTAACCTAACGAACTCAAAAAATAACTTACTTCTTTCATCTTCAAAATTTAACTTATTACCTGAAATAGAAAACCCCTGACAAGGAGAACCACCTATTAATAAATCAATCTTTTTATCTCCGAAATAATCCCCTTTTATTTTTGTTACATCTCCTATATGTATAGTGTTTGGGTAGTTCATTTGTGCTACTTTGATAGCATATTTATCTATCTCAGAAGCATAGTAACTATCATACTCAATTCCTAATTTGTTAAGAGCAATTTGTCCGCAAGACATTCCATCAAATAAACTTAATACATTCATTTCTTTATTATTTTTAGTTGTATTGGGGAGGTAACCACACCCCCCCTCTACTACTCAGTTCTGAAAAATTAAAAGCTTTTAGGTCTTACCCTTTATTGATTAATTGATTCCTGAGTATTCTTTATATATCTTTTTTATTCCATCAAAGCAAGCTGCTATACAACTTCCACAATTAGTTCCTGTTGAGTAGTTCGTATTGTATAAAGTGTTGTATATCTCAATCATAGATTTTTTTGCTCTTTGATCTTTAGCTCTCCCTGTTTTTAAGTCAGGCCATAAAGCAATTATCTCAGCTATTATTTCTTCAGGTATATCTTCTCTTACTTCTACTTCTGTTGTCTTTTGCCAAAAACCCTTTGGACAAGATTGACTACTAATTGATGACTTCACTTTCATAAAACATAGACAAATTTTGCATTGTCCTAATAGACTTGAATAGTAAACGCATCCTTTACAGATAGCCATCCTATCTTCATATATATCTTTAGGTACAAAGAACTTATTCATTTAGTTTATATTTTAATTGTACTCTTACTTTGTCTATCGTTGTGAACAGGCTGTTTCTACTTATTCCTGTCTTACTTGCTAAACTGTCAAGCGTGTTGCCTTCATAGTAGTAAAGTTCAAATACTTTCTTATCATACCAAGTAAAGCCATCTAAAGCTACATCTATCTTTTCGAGGCTAGTCCATACATAGTCGTCAGATAATTCGTTAGGCAAATTGTAAAGATGTTTATTTACATATTGATTAGTTATATCCATATCATTATAAGTAACCTTGCTTGTAAAACTGTCTATATGGTCATAATACTTTTTGTACTTATAATAGTAATTACTTCTAGGACTTGTTAATGCTCGTCTTAATGCAACTGCTCCGTATCTTGTTACACCATCTATTCCATCTTTGTCGTATATAGCTTTGAGTGTTTCTTGATTCATACTTAGAAAGTAAAGCATTAGTTCCTGTACTGATTCATTGACTTCATTTTCATCAGTCGTAAGTCCAAAAGCCATAGTCCTAAACTTATCTGATAGCTTTGATATTTCTAAATATATCTCAGTCATTAAAATAGTTTATCTTGTTCTATTTTACTCTCATTAATTATTCCTAAAGCTGAATTTAAAATATGCAAACCCGTTTTAGGTTCAACACTATTTCTTAAAGTTAATGCTGCTTTATATCTTGGTATTGGTATTCCTAAATATTTTGATAGCTCTTCATTAGTGCTTCTTGTAACATCTATATTTTTAACATCTAAATGTTTAACTTTAAAATTACTCCAAAAAGGATGTCTGCCTATTATAAAACTAGGCTTTACTAAATAATCATAATATGGTATTACATTTTCAATAACATACTTACCTTTAAACCAAGACTGTAATAAAATAATTTGTTGATACAATGTAACATCTGTGTACTGTTTTGTGTTTTGACTATAACATAATTTACTATGTGTAGGACACGGAGGACTAGACCAAATAAAATCAAATTCTTTATAGTGTTCAAGAAGATAGTAGTGTGCATCTGTTATAATAACTTTATCATTTGGAAACTTACTTTTATAAATTCCTGCTATTTCAGAATTAATTTCAACAGCTGTGATTTCGTGTTCATCTCCCCATAAATGCCTATTACCTCCTATTCCTGCATATAAATTTAGTATCTTCATTCTTTAATTGGTTCTATCTTGTCAATCTTATCTACTGTACTCTGTACTAATTCATCAAGAACTAAACGATATGCTTTTACAACTGCTGAATTTCCTTTTGTTTCTACTCCTGCAAAGAAACCATTAGTTGCTACTGCTAAGTTAATTGGTATTATCATCAACCAATCCCAATAGTTTTCCTCCTTTGTTCCTGCTCCGTAATTATTATGATATTCTATTATTATTTCTAAAACTTCTAAATAATTATTGTATCTACTTTTTGTACTAACTTCTTTTGCAAACTCTTTACACATTGAAATATAAGTTGCTATAATTACTCTATGTTCATTATTTGCGTAGATGGGCTCTATCATACGCCAAAGATAATCAATTTGTTACTCTATTCCTTTTTCTTCTTTTAAGTTTTCAACACGGTCTTTGTAATAACTTATCTGTTCTTCATATTCTATCCTTGAAACTTTATGAATGGTTCTAGCTAAGCACTCTAATTCTTCTGCTGTACCTTCTCCATACTTAGCATCTAAATTAATACCGAACTTAAACTGCTCGCCTTGTGAAAACATATTACATTTTATGCATTGATTTTGACAATTTTCTTCATCAAATCTTGTAGCCATATGCTTACGGCTTTGAAAGTGTCCGTTCTGCATTCCGTCCTTATATCCTCTGACTACTCCACAAGTAAAGCATTGAACCATTCCGTATTCGTTAGCATCTCTAATTCTTATGTAAAGACTGAACCACTTATCTAACTCTTTTTTTAGTTTACTAATTGTTTTCATAGCCTAAGTCTTTTCTCCATTTATCTTGCAATATTCCCTTCCTTAGATTATACTTCTCCCCTCTGTATTTAGGTTCTTCTTCCTGAAGCTTTGCCCTTGCTCTTTTAATGCTTGGAGCTGATGTTAATTTACTACAAGCATAAACAATTAAGAACTGACTCACATCAAAACCTTTTTCAATTAATTCTTCAGACCAAATATTTGCAGCTAATCTATTGTCATCATCTCTTAGACTTGGATATTTATCTAGCCAAAACTTTACTTTGTCTTTTGTTTTCATATCTTTTCAAGTGTTTCAAAACTTTCATCACAATTACTACAGAAGTAACCTTCACTTTCTGCGTGTTCGTGGCACTCGTAACACAATCCTGATTCAGATATTTTAGCGTTACAACAATAGCTTCCTTCAGCTTCTTCAAATTCTGCTTTACAGCACGGACTTACTTCTTTTTTCATTTTAATAATTTTTGTGATTGATAATATAAAACTTCTTTAGGGTCTTTCCCTAATGTATGTACTTCATAAGTTGCATTGTCTATGATTTTTTTATGAGCATAAACAAATTTATAGAACGTTCTTATGTTTAAAAAAGGTTCGTCTTTACCAAACCTTACTCCAATATGAAAAGCTTCCACTATTTGATTGAAAGTCATATTTCCAAATCGTTTTTCTTGTATTAAATCTGATGCAAATATCTTGGCTAAAGCAGCCATTGATTTTCCATCTGACCTGTGTCCTATTTCTACTGAAGTCTTAGCTATTAATTCATAGACTTTTTCTGTAAGTTCCTTAAGATTCTCTTGCTTTAGTGACTTCATCAATTATTTAATTTAGTATAATAAACTTTTTTTATTCCACTACTTGTTCTTCTGTTTGCATAAATATACGGTGTAGCAAAACCAAACATCATTCTGAATGAACCTTGCTTTTTAGGGCAATATAGTTTTTCTTTTTCTTTTTTCATAAGTATTCTTTTCCTTTTAAGTATTCGTTAATTTGACTATCTATTTTACTTGTCTTCATTGGTTTCTTTTTCTCTCGCATTTCCCAAGTCCTAATACAAGCTCTCCAATCTTTCATTTTGTTTTTACCAACCATCCAACCCTTACTATCATAAAAATTAATAAATGATTCAGCTTCTATATTATTTTTCCTTTCAATACAATAACTTTCAACTTCAGAAATATTTGGTATTGTAAAGAGTTTATTAATTATTTTTATTTCTTTATTCTTATTAATAGAAGTTAAGTTTGTAGCTGACAAGTTGTTCAGTAACTTAATAACTTGTAGTTCATTTATTTTAAAGTATTGCTTAGCAGGTATTCCTTTACGCTTAGTTTCTAAGACAAGTCTTGTTTTAAGCGTTTTAAGACACTTTCTTTGCTGATAAGGTGTAAGTGTAGTATCTTTCTCGATATTGGCTTCAGTATTAAAAAACCAACCATCAGTCATACCATTTGCTATAAAGTATTCTTCTTTTGATATTAGGTCAGCAAGTAGGATAGCTTCTTTTAATCCTACCTGCCTTGCTAATTCTTTATTGAATATTATAAATGCTGAACTGCTTAGTAAGTGCTTCATATAATTTTTACAGAATAATGATAATTTTTGAGGGCTAATTTAATATTTTCTAATTGATTTGAGAAGTCAAAGTAAGAAGTTTTTATTAAACAAGTAACTCTACCACTTTTAATTTTTAGTTTTACATCAGAATTTAGTTTTTCACTAACTCCCTTGTTTAGTAAATAGCTTTTCATAAAATCTTTGTCAGTAAATACTTCTTTTGTACCATCAATATCTAAATAAGCTTTGTAGACTTTATTAAAAGTATTACGATAAACTAAACAAGTAGCAAAGAATTTTTTATGAGTCCTTTCATAATGATAGATATTACTTCTATCTCTGTTAAGTACTTTACCAATAATTGCTCTGTGTATATCTTCTTCAGTCCTTGCTATGTAACTAGCTACTGCTCTAGCTGCCTGTAGTGGTCGCTTCCTACTCTTTGTAGAAAGAGAACCGTCAGCTAATCCTAGAACTCTAGTTGTAAGACTGCATATACATTTAAAGTTATATTCTTCAGTCATATTAGAATGGTAAATCGTCAGGAGTTGTACCTTTAAAATGACCGTCTAATCCTTCAGGTGGTGTCTGATTTACTTGTGCAAAGTGATACCCGTCTATGTTATGAAAGTATCTACCATTGTATTCTCTTGAATAGACATTACAAAGAATTTTAACTTCCATACCTACTTCTAGTTTATTTAAAGACGCTAACTTTTCATCTCCAAAAGCACTTACTGCAATTTCATTATTAAATTCCCCACCAGTATCAATTACTACTGTTTGCTTTTTCCAAACCTTTTCTGACTTACTGATTCCGCTTTCTACTGCTAACTTTAATTTTACTGTTCCTTTTACTTCCATTTTTATTGTGCCTGATTTTGCAGGTCTTTATTAATTAAATTATTTACTTAGTGAATTACACCATTTTGTTATATCATCTCCATAGATGAACTTACCTGTCTTTTGTGAGTAAGGAACAAACCTACCATTTTTTTCTTTTACAGGTAGCTTTACAATAGTCTTACTGTAAAGGAATCTTCCTATCCCCCATTTCACACAAGCTCTTTTAAAAGCATCTGAAACGTGTCCTTTGTCTTTTTCAACTTTAGATTCTGAACCTGTATCTGACTTCCACACCCATTCATCTTCTTCAATTTTTATTGCTACTTTACAAAATAGCAAACCTGCACTTTCGTAATATATATCCTGCCAATTTTCCTGTCCACATACTTGGTCTAATATGTCTTGGCAATCTCTTGCGTCTATATAAGCTACACAAGAAGCTCCCAATTGGTTAGCTGATTGAACCCTCCATTTAAAAGGTATCTCTGTTTTTAATTTTTCTAAATTCATTATCTTGTTCTTAAAATTAATGCCTTTCTACCATTTTGGTTGTAAAGCTTATTGTATATTTTTAACTTATCTATTACGAGTTGGTTCTGTTCTTCTGTTATATTTAAGATGTCATTCCAATAAGAGCCTTTTGGTTCTACTTTGTAATTGTAAACTTCATCTAGCATTAGTCCATTTTTATCTTTGTATTCAACACTCGCTAAGTCTAATTGCTCCTTAGTTCCATAAATTCTTACTGACCTTTCGTTGCCTACTAAGTCATTATCCATTACAAACGAACTCTTATTAAAAACTGACTTCTCTACATAACTATCTTCTTTGTAAAAAAAATCCTGACAAATTAAATTCAATGTATTGTATTCTAAATATTCTGCATCTTGTATTGTCATCTTAAAATCTTTTTGAGTTATCCTGAGAAATATAGTAACTTGTTCTGACTCTAATATATAAATCTCTTACAACTTTAAATTTCAATAAATTAAGTCCGTATTCAGTTAAAACTGTATTGTCTGGTAAAAGTACAGGTTGATTTTTTTGTACGTCTAGCAAGCTTATGATAGCTTCCTGTTTAGTAGTTGCTTCTTTCATTTTAAATTCCATTATCTTAATCCTAAAAAAAGTTCTAAAAGCGTAATAGACGCTAGT